CAGACGGTATTGCTTTAAACGGAGCAGTAACATTTTCAAACGCATCGACAGGAAGCGGTATAGATTATACCGACTTAGCCACTTATTTAAGTAATAACAGTTATGCAACAACTAGCGATATACCATCGGCTTTTACCGATGCAGATGTTCAATCTTATTTAGATGCGCAAGGATATGTTGCTGGTCAAAATGCTTTAGATGATGCGCAGATTGCAACTTACTTAACTGATAACAACTACGTAACTACAACAACTACAATAGTTGGAGGACAAATTAGTACTGGTATTATAGCAAGCGGTGATTACGCCGATTCAACTCCAAACGATGGTTTCTCTGACACAGGTATGGCAATTAATTTAGATACTGGTTCTCTTCACTCTGAGAATTTCTACATTAACCCTGATGGATCTGCAAACTTTGGTGGTTCTCATTCATCTGGTTCTATAGGACTTTGGACTGTTGACGAGACTAGTGGATCTTTAATGTCAGACGCAACTCAACCTGAAATAGTATTAGACCCATCGGGCACTTACAGTGAGGTTGGTGATGAAAAAGTAGTTATATCCTCAAAAGATCTTAGCACAATATCTCCAACCGCAGGTGTTAGTATGGATTTTAGAATTAGCGCACTGACAGAAGACTTACCGAGTTACAATTCTGGTTCAGGAAACGAAATAGCAGGTGGAACTAGTATGCCTAGTCCTGATACAACCACTAGCCCAGGTAATTATAGATATTATTTTCCAGATATAACAGGTAGCGTAGATGGTTTTTATGCTGCCGATAATATTTCTTTTCAAAACTTCTCAGGTGGTAACTATTCTTTTGTGTTAGGCATACCAAGTCAAGAAGAAGCACCTTTTTCTTTAGAGTATTTAGTTCAATGGCACTGGGGTGTCGATCACGGATGGGGATTTACTACTCCTGGTGATACAGGCGGTGGCACACTAACACCCGACGTAGATGGACTTGGTGGCGGCGGTGGTGGTACTCCTATAGGAAACGAACCTCCAACAACTATACTTCCAAATGTAGCAGATGTAATAGGTTTTGACTACGAATATAAGCTAAAACTGACTCTCACTCCAACAGGTGTAAGTGGAATGGCTCCAGTATCAACTCATACTATAACTCTTAAGCAGGGTAGTGTTAAAGGTAACTTAAGTGACTTTAGCAATGTAAATAGCACCACTCAGCCTAGAGTTCCAAACAATGACCATGAGTATATAGCTCAAGAAATATATTCAACAGGATGGGAATCTACTACGTTAGAAGGAAGTGGTGCGGCTCCTTCTGATGCCACTGGTTTTGATGTTTCAGCTGAGTTTGAGTATGATATTACAAACATATTCGTGGAAGCTAATTCAAATATTCCTAGCCAGTACGGAGATGTCTTTCCTTTTGCAATACTAAAGGCCAATACAAATCAAATTCCACTTTCATCTCAAAGTAATACTTTTAGCCCAAATGCTCTTTCTAATGTTATTTTTACAGGCGCAACGTCGAAAGTAAACGTTGGGTTAAACGGAGTGCAGGTAAGAGGCGATGATGGCTTTGTTGCTATTGGAGATGTAACAAATGCATCGTCTTCAGTTCTACAAGTATGGGGAGACGCTGAAGTATTCGGTACACTAACTAGTAATGTTTCTGAAACCTTCTCAGATAAAAGACTAAAAGACAACATTACACCAATTTGTGACGCGTTAGGTGTGGTTTCAAAATTGGCGCCGGTTAGTTATAGTTGGAAACCAGAAATGATGGTTGATCAAGAGAAACGTTATGGGTTTATAGCGCAAGACGTAAAAGAGGTGCTACCTACTATCGTTAAGGAAAACAAACACTTTACATTGGAGTCAAATAATATTATATCTATTAATACCGCAGCTATTAAAGAGCTGATGAACAAAATATATAAACTCGAAGAGGAAATAAAAATATTAAAAGAAAACAATGGCTAGAATACCTACTTATAGTAAAGACATAAACATATCGGATCTAGATCGTTTTATCGGTACAGATGGAGATACTAACGAGCTAACTACCAAAAATTTTTACTTAGGTGATGTAGCTGAGTACGTTATAGACAAGTTTATAGACCCTGATGCTGAGAGTTTTACAATTCCAGTTTTTAGAGACACATCAGACACTTTAGGTGCAAATGCAACTAGAATAACTGGTTCTATAATTTCACAAAATAGCATACAAGGCACTAATATATCTATAGCAGGTTCTCTAGATGTTAAAAGCCAAGTTTTCATAAGAGGTGGATCATCTCCTAGTGCATTAATTTTATCAACTGAAGATGCACAGGAGATTGTCTCTATTGAAGCGCCTAGCGTGCAAGATATAGTACAAGGTGGCTATAGGCTAATTCTACCCAAAGGTCCGGGTCAAAACCATCAGCAATTAACTACCGATGGCCAAGGTCGTTTATATTGGTCAAACGCTGAAGATGATGATTTAACCATTAGAGGAGATTATGGAGAAGGCACAATAGATTTAGACTCTCAGAAGTTAACTATTAAGGGTAAAAACGGTATAATTACAGAAATGCAGGACCAGACGCTGACTGTATCTGGTAAAGGTGTTATTTTTGGTGTAGGATCTCAATACAACTTGGCTGTATTTGAAGATAATGATAGAATTGTTAATTCTTTAATAAGCCAAAACGATGTAGGTGGTAACGCCAATAAAGTTACAATATCCGCTTCTAGTTTAGTTGTTGGTTCTTCTGTAGACGCGTACCAGAATCAACACGTCATAGGTAACAATGTAAACTCTGCTGCGAACACTATAATAGACAGTAACACAACTGTAGCGCTTGGAGACGATATCGGAGGTGTTTCTAGCAGGTATAAAAATGTAGCTGTATTAAACAGAGGTTTACGTATAGGTAAAAAAGATGTAATAGGTAATACAACATCAAATACCACTGGTTATATAAACTTTAACGATTCTTCAGTAGGTAATCAAGCTTATATTAACTACAATGGTATAGTTGGTTATTTTCCAATGATAGCATCTGGTTCTAGTCATGCCTCGGCTCACTTTTTCAATGCGTTTAGTGAAGATTCTGCACTTAGTGATTTTGGAGTTGACGATCACAACTCTTCTGCTCGTTATAATTTAAAATTCAACGATTTTGGAAATGATAGTAATTCATCTGGTAAAGGTGCTGTAAGCACTTTAGAGACACACGCGAACAACAACGAGGGATCAGTTTTTTACAACATAGCATATCAAAACTACGACTATAACAACGGTCCTCAGTCAACGCCGGGATCAGGAGGTATTTTTAGCTTTGATGCAAGAAATAATTACACTGATGGATGCGTTAGAGGCGGTACCACTTTGTTTCTATTGAAATCTGGTTTCAGCAATAATAAACTAAAAATACACCAAGTACAAGGTGGATCATCAAACCCTGCGCCCTCTTTAGAGTTTGGTAAAAACGCTAGCTCTACAGGACTAGGTGCTATAGCTATGGGTACAACTGTAACTGCTTCTGGAAACAACAGTGCTTGTTTTGGAGCTTCAAATATAGCTTCAGGTAACTACTCTTCTACTCTTGGTCAAAACAACGAGTCTCAAGGCGCCAGCAGCTTTTCGGCTGGACAAGCTAATAAAACTATTGGATTAAGATCTATGGCTCTGGGTTATCAAAGCCAGGCTGAAGCTAACAACTCTGTAGCTATAGGTTATAGTAATATATCTAATACAAAAAATGGTATAGCTATAGGCATGGAAAACCATGACAACGCAGGTTCTGATAGTCCTAACTTTTTAATTGGTCAAGGGAATAATACTGATCACGTAGGTACTGAGGGAAATATTATTCTAGGTAGAGATAATACTATATCTAGTTCCACGTATGGTGACATGGAGCACAATATATTAGTTGGTAGAAACCTAACTGGATTAAACGCAGCTAACAACGCTAGAAAGGACGCACAAGCTAGCTCCGCTGACGCGTGTATCACTATAGGTGTTAACAACACGTTCCCAAGCCAAACAACATATCCAACCTCTATTATACTAGCGGCTGGTAAAGCTGGTGGCAACCCCAGCCAACAATACAACGCTATAGAGATAACGGAAAAACAAACTAGCTCTGGCGACCCTAGTTATATAATAATAGGTGATGGTATTAAGAATTTAACAGATGATGCGGCTGCTGCTAGTGCCGGTGTGCCAATAAGAGGAATTTACCGCACTGGTAGTGATTTAAGAATAAGAATGGGTAGTGGGGGATTGCCACCTGTGCCAAATGCAACATTAACACCAACGAGTATAACCGCTACAGCTGGACAGAATTTCTGGCTAACAGCATCTAACATTGGCGATCTTGGAAAAATAACTTGGGTTGGTGGAAATGGTACTTTTACATTAAAACTACCGCCCGCGGCTGGGACAACAAATAGAGTGATTAGACTTATTACGGACGGCACGTTTGGTACGGGCGCAGGGGATAAAGTTTTATTAAGCGCAAGAACCGGGGATACCATCGATGGCGCAGCAAGTTTTGAAATATCAAAAGCTTATGAAGGCGTTGCGGTATGGTCAGACGGATCAGAGTGGTATATAATTCAATCAAAAGCACACTAAAAAATAAATTATGAGTTGGAAAATATTAGACATGCAACATAAAACCGCAGATGGTTTTGTTATAGAAGTTTCTTCGTGCTACGAATCAAAAAACGGTTTAGGTTACGCTAGAAAAGTTTTTACACAAGATTTTGAAGGCGAAGTTGGACCAGGTTTTATACCTTATGAAAACTTAACTGAAGATATTGTTATAGGTTGGGTTAAAGATAAATTAGGGACAGAAATTGTAAGTAAAACTGAATCCACTGTTAAAGCGACTGCGTTGGCTAAAAAACAAGAGCTAGAAGCTCCAGCTATTAAAAGTGGTAAACCTTGGAACAAAAATATAGAAGATCCAACTACTAGTTTATAAAACATAAAATTACGTAATAATAAAAACATACCGGCACGGGATAGTGCAAACCAAATAATAACATAAAAACCAAAACCAATGACGTTTTATTACGAGACTAATTCGTGGACTAGTCAACCACAACCAAACCATAACCAAGTTAAACTATGGAAACACATAGCTAACAAAGCTAACTGGCGCATAGTTCAATTACCAAACGGTTATTACCAAACAGAATATCAAGATCTTCAAGATGAAGAAAAATGGATTGACGTCACTAGGCGTGAAACCATGCAGGCTGCAGAAACCGCGATTGATAAAACTGTTGAACACTACCAAAGGAAAGTTGAATTTTTAAACGGACCGAAAGTAGTTAAAACTTTTAATAAAAAGTAATATAAACTAAAATTTAATTTAATGGAATTTAATAACCCTAGTGAGATCGTAAAAACTCTCACGTTTGGCTCAGATGCCAAAAACCAAATTATGCAAGGCGTTGAAAAATTATCAAGCGCAGTAAAGAGCACGTTAGGTGCGTCTGGAAAATGCGTTATATATGAAGATGCCTTAGGTAGACCGGTAATAACAAAAGACGGAGTAACCGTTGCAGAAAGCGTAGTCTTATTACACCCGGTCGAAAACATAGGTGCAACATTAATAAAAGAAGCAGCTAGCAACACAGTCAAGGAGGCCGGTGATGGCACAACCACGTCAACAGTACTAGCTCATTCTTTGCTAAAAACAGTCAACAAACATTTAGATGAAGAAAAAGTTAGAGAACTTAAAAATGGCATTATTAGCGGTGCTGAAAAAGTTATGGTTTATCTTGACAAAACCAGTATTCCTGTTGAAGGCGAAATGTTACGAAGTGTTGCTACTATTAGCTGTAATAACGATACAAGACTTGGAGATAAAATTGGACAAGCTTACGAAAAAGTTGGAAAAAATGGAGTCGTTTTAATGGAAGAATCAGATACAAACGAAACTTATGTTGAGTTTGTTGATGGAGTGCAATTTGATAGTGGTTTAAAATCACCTCACCTAGCCACCGATAAAAACAAAGGTTCTGCTACATTAGAAGACCCATACGTGCTTATAGTGTCTTCCCCTATACCTAACATACGAAGAATACAAAATGTATTAGAGTTTGTAATTAAAAATAAGAAAAGTTTATTAATAGTTGCAAACGTAGAACAACAACCGTACCAGACGTTATTAGCTAATAAAGTAAAAGGTAACATAAGGGTTAATATTGTAGACCTACCTGGCTTTGGCCCCACGAAACAGCAAACGCTTGAGGACTTAGCTATGCTAACTGGAGCTAAAATAATAAACGAAGAGTTAGGGGACGATTTAGATCTTATAGATCCTAATGTATTAGGTAAAGCATTTAAAGCCGTTACAGATGATAAAAACACTGTTCTGCAGGTTGATGAAGCAAATGAAGAGGTTGCATTAAGAATAATAGATGTTGAAAAGCAGATAAGCGAGGAGACTAATCCGTTTTTTAAGAAACAATTAGAGCAAAGGCTATCAATGCTTACTGGTCAAGTCGGTATAGTTTATGTTGGGGCAGACTCTAAAGTTGAATTAAAAGAAAAGAAAGATCGAGTTGAAGACGCGATTTACGCGACAAAAGCCGCTTATAAAGAAGGTATAGTGCCAGGCGGTGGTGTAGCTTTGTTAAACGCTTCTACTTTAGTTAAAGCTAAAAACAAGGGCGAAGAAATATTGCTAGAAGCAATTAAAGCACCGTACGAGACCATACTAGAAAACGCCAACATACCAGTTGTATATCCTCAAATGAAAAATAGAGGTATAGACGTTAAAACAGGTAAAGACGTTAATATGGTTAAAGCAGGTATCATAGACCCTGTGTTAGTCACAAAGACAGCTTTAAAAAATGCAGTGAGTGTTGTAAATACAATTATATCTGCCGATTGCGTAATCAGTAATAAACGATTAGCATGAAAGCAATAAACTATTATGTAATTGTAGATAAAATAAAAGAAGCACCTAAAAAAGTTGCTGGCTTAGAGCTTACTGAAAAACAGGACAAAGAAGTTCGTTACGTTAAAGGTAGAGTACTTAGTGTTGGTGATCAAATATCTGTAGTAAAAGAAAACGATATTATAAGATACGATAAACACGCTGGGCACGGTATTCAAGACGGTGAAAACCTATACTACGTTATCAAAATTAGCGATATAGTTATAGTTGAATGAGACTAGATTCTGATTATATAAAAAACATTAATTTACTTAAGTATTACAGGCTTATTAGAAAATGGGCCTGTAAAACTTATGGCTTAAAAGATGCTGATTTAGAGTTATTAATATATTTAGATTGCAAAAAGCTTTTTACGCGTAATGATTTTATTAACGGTGTTTACACTTATTCTTGGGATAAAAAAAGATGGGATACGTTAAGAGGTGAAGGCTGGATAGATGTGTTTAAACAAAGAAATAGAACTACATCTAAATACACGACATATAAAACCTCAATTAAGTGTCAAAGGCTTATTAAAAGAATCTATAGAATAATGTTGGCTGAGGAAGACTTACCAACGTCACATAGAAGTACATTTTACAAAAACAAAACATATACTGATAAGGTCTATAACAAAGCTATAGATGACATGATCAACGACAAAGAAAGATAATTATGGCATATAAAGGATACAAAGGATGTGGCCCAAAAAAATTAGGAGCACCAAAGTCACCAACTAAAATATTAAGCGCAATTGCCGGGGCAGTAGCTCCAGCATTAATTAAAGGCGCTGCAGGGGCATTAGCTGGAAAGTTAATGAGCGGTAAAAAATAATAATGGCATTTAAGTTAAAGTCTAAAGGAGAAATATTCGGCATCAACGAAGAGCTATCTGAGTTTGGTAGACCAGTCTTTGAAAAAAACTTAGACCCAAATATAATAGCTGAAGCTAATAGGGATGGAACTACCTTTGTAGACAAAAATGCAACAGATAAACAGAAAAAAGAAGCTATAGTCCACGAGAACGAGCACCATAAGCAGTTTCTTCAAAACAAACTACAATACACTGAAGATACTGTTATATGGAAAAAAGACACAAAGTCACCATCCAGAGTTTACAACAGAGTTGGTGGCATGTTAATGTCAGAGTGTGGTTCATGTGCTATTGAAGGCCATAATGGCTTTGAGTGGGAGGACGAGGCTTATAACCCTAAATAATTATGGCAATACCTATTACACAAAAAGCGAAGTCTCCTATAAAAAAATATGACATTATAGAAGGAGAGAAACAAACTTTAGATTACGGAGGTAATAATATAGCTCAAATGATTTCTAAGAATATAGAAACAGACGAGCAAGAAAAAGGAGGATCCGAAAATCCAGCTCAGCTTCCAGGATCTGGAGACACTACTAAAACTCCAGGGATCAATCCCGACAAAAGTATGTTTAAAGTTCCAGATGACATAAAAAACATAAAATTAGATCTACCTAAAATGGATTTTAAATTATAAAAAATAATAAAAATGAACAAACCTATAACAACAAGAGTAAATCAGTCTACTAGCTTGGGCATGGTAAAGAGCAGCGCTAAGCAGACAACTGGAGGCGGTGACTCTAAGAAAGAAGAACCTATTGTAGAGAACAAAACAAATGAAGGAACGCAGTTAGGTTTGAATACTGGTCAAAGATATGTTTCTAAAGATGGTTACATACAAATTGAAACACAGGGAAGTGACGGTACGCCAGACGAGGTTACACCTGGAAACTCAGGTAGCAAAGGATTTCAAGATGCTTTTGCAAAAGCTAGAAAAGATGGAAAAAGTGAGTTTGAATACGGTGGAAAACCTTATACGACTGAATTATCTAAAGATCCTAACTTCGGAAAAGATAAAGTAAAAAAAGGAAAACCTGCAACCCCAAGCACATATGAGCATATTCCGTCTTCCACAGAAGGAACAGAAGGTACACCAGGTAAGCCAGCTGTTAAAGAAAAGAAAGGGGACTCTTTCAATGCTTTCCAGCAAAGAAACGTTAATAGAAAAGGTTTAAACTTAAATAGAATATCTAAAAAAGGAGGCAAAAAAGAACTTAGAGAAGAAAAGAAACAAGCTAAAGCTGGTTTAAGAAAAGCAAATGACGCTAACTTTTTTCAAAGACTTGTTGGTAAAAAAGGAAAAGATTACAGACAAGGTGTTAAAGATTTTAATAAAGGTAAATTTGACAGTAAAGCTTTAAGCAAGAAAGGTGTTAGTGATTTTGGATACAATGCTGATGAAGCGACAAAAGCTAAGAAAGTTTCTCTAGGTGGAGGATTTGACTTAACAGCGTACAACAAGGCGGCTTCGGATCACGCCATGAAACAAACATCACAAGGTATAAGAGGTAAAACAGCTGGTGAGCACATAGCTTCTGGTACAACAGGTGCTAATAGAGTTACTACACAGGAATTCCAACCTGCAGTTGCTTCAACACCTGGGACATCTAGCACTAATAGCGACCGTACTGTAGACAATAAAAAGAACAGGGAAACCTATGGGATTCCAAAGAGAAAAGGATACAAGCAAAATAGTCCTACTTCCGTAGCTATGAAGAAATACTGCAGCAAGAAATAATATGTCTTTTAATATTAAATCTCCTTTCCCTATAACAGATTCTGCTTATGAGTCTAGAAACAGAAAAATGCGTAGTAAGCATAAGTCTGAGACTGGTAAAACTTTAGGCTCAAGGCAGACAAAAGGCACTGGCAGCCGTAGAGTTTCTTTCGCTTGTAGATTTGCAGGTATGAAAGGTTCTATGAAAAAAGCTAACGGAGAGCCAACGCCTTATGCTATGGCTTTAAAAAAATGGGGTTTTGGTAGTAGAGAAGCTGCTAGAAACTTTTGCCAAAAAAACAAGGGTAAATGAAAAAAATATGGGAGTGGCTTACTGGTAATGTAATAAAAGAGGTTGGTCAGGTTTTAGATAATCTAACAACCACTAAAGAAGAAAAGCTAGAAGCCCAAAGATTAATAACTGAGATACTTGAGAAGGCTGATAAAGAAGCCCAAGAACAAGTCACAGCAAGATGGGAGTCGGATATGAAATCTGATTCTTTTCTTTCTAAAAATATAAGACCGATGGTCCTTATATATTTGACTGTTATATTTACAGCTTTGTGTTTTTTTGATGGAAACATAGGTGAGTTTAAAATAGCAGAAGAATATATACCAATATTTCAAACATTGTTAGTTACAGTTTATGGAGCTTACTTTGTAGGTAGATCTTGGGAAAAAACAAAATCAATAATAAACAACAAATAAACAATGGGACAATTCCATAATCAACCAGACTTTGCAACAGAGGCCGAGCTGGTCATAATAGGAACAACAGATGTTAAAGGATCAATACTTTACATAGGTACAGGTGGAGACATAGAAGTTAGCTTGATAGGCTCTCCATCAGAGTATGTAGTTTTTAAAAATGTAGCTACTGGCTCTTTTTTACCAGTTGTAGTTTCTGATATTTTAGCAGGCGATCGAACCACGGTTTCAAATGTTATAGCAGTAAAATAATGGCAATAAGTATAGGAATAACAGGCACTAGAGACATATCAAAAATTGATAACGTTTCAGTAAGATTTCAGACTTCAATTGATGAAAGACTAGACTCACCTAGAACTGATGGTTGGTTTGCTAATAACAATTTGAAATATCAAAAACTTCAATGCAACTTTAGCAACTTAGTTCTACAATCGGGTTTTACTTATAAACTAGTAATAGAAAGGTATAAAAAAAGCAAAAAACTAGGTAACGAAGGGCGATATGGTGGATATAGAAAAACAAATATAGCTGCAGGTATCAATGGTGTGTTTGCTAGTAGACCAGCAGAGCTGGAAATAACTAGCTTAAGTCAATGGTTTGATTTTAGAAATGATTTATATTATTCTAGTTCTTATAACTATCCTTTTCCAAGACCTTCTGGTTTCGGAAAACCATCTTACCAGCGTAACTCTAGCACTCAGTTTTTTGCTTTTAGAATATCTAAAACAAATGACAGTAGTGGAGTTGTAGAGCTTTCTAAGGTTATAGGTACAGCAAAACTTATTGGAACCCTCAATGGGAATTATAGTACAGCCTATTGGAATTTAGGCTTATAAAAAAAATTAAAAACATGAACACGCTAAGGATATATCTTTTTGATGTATCGTATTGGCTTTTCACTAGATAGTCATAAGGCGTTTTCTAAAAAAACCCACAAAACTTGCTTGATCTAGATTGTGGCCTGCTAGTCTCTGCGCAAGCAGCGGCGAATTTGCTACTTTTTATTTCCTGCATTTCGAGTCGGTTTGGACTTTTACCAGGCTAGCGTAGCTGGACAACGTTCATCTAGTCTCCGTGCGAGCGGGGGCGAACACTACCGGGTGTAACAGCTTGGGTGGTGTCAAGCACTGCTACGGTGGTGCGGGTGGTGAGGACGGGTCTTTCGCTGTGCCAAAGGCCCCTTCGGGGGTCTCGGCAAACGCTAGCCACGGTAATTGTTTTAAAATTAAATAAATAAATTCAACTTAAATAAAATAAAATGGCAAAAAAGCAAAAATTAACATCAGACGAATTAGAAGTTTTAACAACTAGTATTAAACAACTAAACTCAATTCAGTCTCAAATAGGTGGATTGCAATTGCAACAACACGAATTACTACATACGTTTTCAATTATAAAAGGCAAACTTGATGAGAATCAAAAAGCGCTTCAAGATAAGTATGGAGATAAGGTTATTGATATTAATACAGGAGAGCTAAGTGAGCCTACTGCGAAAAATTAGTATTGGAAAAGACTATAAGAATGACGCCATGCACTACTCTGTTGGACAGGAGGTGTATGGCGGTCATACTATAGTTAATATTATAGAGGAGGAAGAAAAGTATTCTATCTATATACAAAAAGGTAAAGATGTTATACCTTGGAAAGATTTTAATAAAAACATGGCTATAGCTATAGAGTATAATATAGACTATTAATGAAAGGTGTTTTTGATTTTATAATCAAACCGGAAAAAAACAGATATAACAATACTAAAAAAATAGGTGAAGTCTCTTTAATAACTAACACGGAGCTTCAAAACCATAACTATGTAAGTAGGGTTGGTGTTGTTATTAGTGAGCCAATAAGTAATAATACTAAAATAAAAAAAGGTGATAAAGTTATAATTCACCATAATGTTTTTAGAAGGTTTAGAGATATAAGAGGTAAAGAAAAAAATAGTAGAAGCTATTTTAAAGAAGACATGTATTTTGTGTCCGTTGAACAAATATTTGCATATAAACGAAAAAATCAATGGATTCCAATTGAAGGTTTTAATTTCATTAAACCTATAAAAGAAGATAAAATGTTTTCTATTGATTTTGAAAAACCACTAGTTGGTATTTTGAAATATAAAGATCCTAGCTTAAGCTCTGTTAGCGAGGGCGATCTTGTTGGTTTTAGGCCAGGTATGGAATACGAGTTTGTTATAGACGAGCAAAAACTTTATAGAGTTCCTACAAATCAAATTACAATTAAATATGAATATCAAGGAAACGAAGAAGAATATAATCCAAGCTGGACACAAGGCGGTTGAAGAATTAATAAAAGTAGCTAAAGAAGCTATTGTTGATTCAGGAGATGACATAACAGCTGATAGGCTAAAAAATGCAGCAGCTACTAAAAAACTAGCTATATTCGATGCCTTTGAAATACTAACACGTATACAGGAAGAAGAGGCTATACTTGAAAACAAACCAAAAGAAGAAGTAAAAACAAAAACTTTTTCTGGTTTTGCTGAAAAAAGATCTAGATAATGTACGAACAGACTTTATATAGCGTTGTAACGCCGATAAAGAAAAATACTATATCGAGACTTAATAAGGGAAAAAAATGGAGCTACGGTTATAACAAAGAGCATGATGTCGTTGTTATAAGCAAAACAGGTCAAATAGGTGAAATATATAATATACAAAACCTTAAAATAGCTTTACCCAAAGCACCTGTTAAAATAGATAAATCAAATGAAAAATGGATCGCCGAAGAATATCCAAAAGAACTAAAGCAGATACAAAATGTGTTTGAATGGAGAGATTACCCAGATGATTTCAAGGCGAGATGGGAGAAATATATAGATGAACAATTTAAAAAAAGAGAAGAAGGTCATTGGTTCAATAACAGAGGCTTGGCTACTTACATTACTGGTACTCATTTTATGTACCTGCAGCACTCCAAGATTGACGTTGGGAAGCCAGATTTTAGAGAAGCAAACAGATTATTCTTCATATTCTGGGAAGCTTGTAAAGCCGACTCTCGCTGTTACGGAATGTGCTACCTTAAAAATAGACGATCTGGATTCTCTTTCATGTCATCAGCTGAGACAGTTAATTTGGCAACGATCACGTCTGACGCTAGATATGGTATATTGTCCAAGTCTGGATCTGATGCTAAAAAAATGTTCACAGACAAAGTCGTACCAATATCAGTCAACTACCCGTTCTTTTTTAAGCCCATCCAAGACGGTATGGATAGACCCAAAACCGAACTTGCCTATAGGATACCGGCCTCGCGTCTTACCAGAAAATCAATACAAAACAAAAAAGATCAAGAATTACTTGAGGGATTAGATACTACTATTGACTGGAAAAATACAGGTGACAACAGTTATGATGGTGAGAAACTAAAACTACTTGTGCATGACGAGAGTGGTAAATGGGAGAGACCTGACAACATACTGAATAACTGGAGAGTAACTAAAACCACGCTTAGACTAGGATCTAGAATTATCGGCAAATGCATGATGGGGTCAACGTCTAATGCTTTAGATAAAGGTGGTGAAAACTTTAAAAAACTTTACAATGACTCAGACGTTACAAAAAGAAATAGAAATGGACAAACTAAGTCAGGATTATATTCTTTGTTCATACCTATGGAATGGAATTACGAAGGATTCATTGACGATTATGGAATGCCTGTATTCGAAAACCCACCAGAAGATTGTGTTGGCCCACACGGAGACGCTATCGAAGTCGGGGTTATTGAACACTGGGATAATGAGGTAGAAGGCTTAAAAGGTGATCAAGATGCTTTAAATGAGTTTTATAGACAGTTTCCTCGCACGGAGGAACACGCGTTTAGAGATGAAACAAAAAACAGTATATTTAATTTAGTAAAAATATACGAGCAAATAGATTACAACGAAGATATAAAAAGTTCTAGCAACGTAACAACCGGTAGCTTTAGCTGGGAAAACGGAATAAAAGATACTAAAGTAATGTTTAGCCCTAATCCTAGCGGTAGATTTAAAGTTTCTTGGGTTCCAAGGATTACACTGCAGAATAAACAAGTAATTAAGAATGGTGTAAGGTATCCAGGTAACGAGCATGTTGGAGCGTTTGGTTGTGATAGTTACGATATATCAGGCACTGTTGATGGTCAAGGCTCAAAAGGAGCATTACACGGTTTAACTACTTTTAGTATGGAAGATGCGCCGCCTAATAGCTTTTTCTTAGAGTATGTAGCTAGACCACAAACAGCAGAGATGTTTTTTGAAGATGTATTAATGGCTTTAGTATTCTACGGAATGCCTATACTCGCAGAAAACAATAAGCCTAGGTTGTTGTATTATTTAAAAAGAAGAGGTTATAGAGGTTACTCTATGAATAGGCCAGACAAAAGCTATAACAAGCTATCTGTGTCTGAAAAAGAAATAGGTGGTATACCTAACTCCTCTGAGGATATTAAGCAAGCTCACGCAGCTGCTATTGAAACATATATACAAAAACACGTAGGTGTTACAAGTGAAGGAGAATATGGTAACATGTACTTTAATCGTACATTAAATGATTGGGCTAAGTTTGATATAAACAAAAGAACAAAGTTCGATGCCGCTATAAGCTCAGGTTTAGCAATAATGGCCTGTAATAGACACTTGTATAGACCTAATCCGTTAGTTCAAAGACCTAAATTAAATTTACATATTGCAAAATACAAAAACGCCGGTTCAATATCGGAAATAATAAAATAAATATATGGCTGAGTCAGTTATAAATAGTTTTTTTCCAAGCCAAGTAGCTAGTGACAAAGAAAAAATGTCACAGGACTATGGTTTAAGAGTTGGTAGAGCGATTCAAGACGAGTGGTTTAAGTCTGACTCTGGTACTAGTAGGTTCAAGAGTAATCAAAATACATTTCATAGATTAAGATTGTACTCTAGAGGTGAGCAGTCAATACAAAAATACAAAGATGAATTATCTATTAACGGTGATTTGTCTTATTTAAACTTAGACTGGAAACCTGTGCCTATTATACCTAAGTTCGTTGACATTGTTGTTAATGGAATATCAGAAAGAGCTTTTGACATAAAAGCGTACTCTCAAGATCCGTACGGAGTTGAAAAAAGAACAAAGTACATGGAGGCTATAGTGCGCGACATGCAGACTAAAGATATAAATAACTTTGTAGAAAAAGAGTTTGGAATAAATCTTTTTGAATCTAACAAAAAAACACTTCCAGAGTCAAAAGAAGAGCTAGAGGTTCATATGCAGCTTTCCTATAAGCAAGCTGTTGAAATGGCTGAAGAACAAGCTATAGAGACGTTACTAAAAAGTAATAACTATGATCTAACAAAGAAAAGAGTTATTTACGATATAGCCACTATAGGTATTGGAGCTGTTAGAAATCAATTTTCAAAGTCAGAAGGTGTAACGGTAGATTACGTAGATCCTTCTAACCTTGTTTGGTCTTATACAGAGTCACCGTATTTTGATGATATATATTATTGCGGTGAAGTTAAAAACGTACCAATTAATGAACTTAAAAAACAGTTTCCAGAATTAACAGATGAAGACTTAAAAAACATAGCGACGCAAGGATTCCAGAATAACGGATTTTACGATAGAAGCCTGACAAATAATAACACATCAGATTCTAACACTGTTCAGGTTCTTTATTTTAACTACAAAACTTATATGAACGAAGTTTATAAAGTTAAAGAAACAGCCACAGGAGCGTCTAAGGTGTTGCTTAGAGACGATCAGTTTGATCCACCGGTTGAAGTGCTTGAAAAGCAGTTTGGAAAATTATCAAGGTCCTTAGAAGTCTTATATGAAGGCGTTTTAGTCCTAGGAACTAACAAGCTTTTAAAATGGGAAATAGCTAAAAACATGATGAGGCCTAAGAGTGATAACGCTAAGGTTTTAATGAACTATAGCATTGTTGCTCCTAGAATGTACAAAGGTAAAATTGAATCTTTAGTGAGCCGTATTACTGGTTTTGCTGATATGATTCAATTAACACATCTAAAGCTGCAGCAAGTTATGTCAAGAATGGTGCCAGACGGCGTATATCTTGACGCTGATGGTTTGGCTGAAATAGATTTAGGCAACGGGACGAATTACAATCCTCAAGAGGCGTTAAATATGTTTTTTCAAACAGGTTCTGTTATTGGTAGATCATTTACACAGGAAGGCGATATGAATCCTGGTAAAGTTCCTATTCAAGAAATAACTAGTGGATCTGGAGGAAATAAATTAGCAGCTCTTATAAACACGTACAACTATTACCTGCAAATGATTAGAGACGTCACGGGTCTCAATGAAGCTAGAGATGGTAGTACTCCAGATTCTAAAGCTCTAGTAGGTGTTCAAAAAATAGCTGCAGCAAATAGCAATACAGCCACTAGACATATATTAGAAGGTGGTTTGTTTCTAACATCTCAATTAGCTGAGTGTTTGTCTTTGAGAATATCTGACATTATAGAATACTCACCAACTAAAGAAGCTTTTATACAAAAGATAGGCTCTCACAATGTTGCTACTTTATCAGAAATGTCTAACTTACATTTATATGACTTTGGTATATTCATAGAATTAATGCCTGACGAAGAAGAAAAAGCAATGTTAGAAAACAACATACAAACAGCATTGTCAGCTGGTTTAGTAGATTTAGACGACGCTATAGATATAAGAGAAATAAAAAACTTAAAGCTAGCTAATAGACTTTTAAAAATAAGACGTAAGCAAAAGCAGGAAAAAGATCAAATTATTCAACAGCAGAACATTCAAGCTCAAGCGCAGGCTAATGCTCAAGCTCAACAGGTTGCTGCTCAGTCGGAAATACAAAAGAATCAAGCTATAACAGGTCAAAAAGTTCAACTAGCTCAATTACAGGCTCAAATAGATCAAGCTAAAGTAGACAAAGAAGTTGAAGCTAAAATAAAGTTGATGCAACTAGAGTTTCAAATGAACATGCAATTAAAAAACATGGAAATTGAAAATTTTAAATCAAAAGAAGGTTTCAAGGAAGATCGTAAAGACGAAAGAACTAAGATACAAGCATCACAGCAAAGCGAGCTTATAAACCAGAGACAAAACTCATCACCTCCAAAAAGTTTTGAATCTTCTGGAAATGATATATTAGGAGGTGGATTTGACTTAGGTTCTTTCGAACCTAGGTAATTATAAATTAATAATTATATAATATTTTATCATGAAAGAACAGGAAGAAGAAGTTCTTGAAGTATTAAACGATACACAAGATCAACAAGTGCCCGAAAGCGTGGAGGCTGAAGAGCAGCCAGCTCAACCAGTATCACAAGACGATGAAGGTACAATAAAAGTAGACTTAAGCAAATTAAACGCTACACCGGAAGAACCTCAAGTTGAAGTTGAGGAACAACCACAAGAGCCCGAAGCTGAAGAACAGGCAGAGCCAATAGAAGATTCTGTTATAGAAGAAATAACCGAAGAACAGGTTCAAGAGCAAGCTGAGGATTTAAAGGAAGAAGTTGAGCAAGCTGTTGTAGAGTCTAACGAAACAGGTGTAGATTTACCTGAAAACATTCAAAAAGTTGTTGACTTTATGAATGACACAGGTGGATCTCTTAATGATTACGTAAAACTAAACACAGATTATTCTTTGCTTAGCGAAAAACAGCTTCTAAGAGAATACTACGAAAACACTAGACCTCACTTAGAAAAAGACGAAATTGACTTCTTGATGGAAGACAATTTTAATTTCGATGAAGATCTAGACGAAGAAAGAGATATACGTAAAAAGAAAATAGCTTACAAAGAAGAGCTAGCGAAGGCTAAAAAACACTTAGATGGTTTAAAGTCTAAATATTACGAAGAAATTAAGGCTGGGTCAAGGTTAAACCCTGAGCAGCAAAAAGCGGTTGAATTTTTTAATCGCTACACAAAAGAAACTGAGGAGGCTAATAAGATAGCCAAATCAACTAATGAAATATTTTTAAATAAAACTAATAACGTCTTTAATAAGGATTTCAAAGGTTTTGATTATTCTGTTGGAGACAAGAAGTATAGGTTTAAAATTAAAAATACCGAAGACGTAAAGACAACCCAAAGCGACATTAATAATTTCGTCAAGAAGTTCTTGAATGATAAAAATGAAATGTCAGATGCCAAAGGTTATCACAAGTCTTTATTTACAGCTATGAATGCTGATGCGATCGCTAGTCACTTTTATGAGCAAGGTAAGGCCGATGCAATAAAAGATAGTGTAGCTCGATCTAAGAATGTTGATATGAATCCGAGAGGGAGACATGAAAAAACAACAACTTCTAATGGTTGGACTATAAGATCAGTTTCAAGTGATTCAATTGGTACTAGTAGTTTTAAAGTTAAAAAACGAAAATAATTAACCATTAAAAAATAATAAAATGGCAGGATTTACAGGGAGCGCAGGAGCTCTCGCACATTTAACTCCACGACCTATTAAAGGTTTATTTGGAGACAACTATCTCAGCGTTGCTGATATGGATTTTACACAACAGTTTTTACCAGAAGTATATGAGAAAGAAGTAGAGCGATATGGAAATCGTACTATCTCTGGTTTCTTACGTATGGTAGGTGCTGAAATGCCTATGGCTTCAGACGTTATTACTTGGTCTGAGCAAGGGCGTTTACACATTGCTTATGATGATGCAGCTGTTGCATCTTCAACTAGCTTAACTTTACCAGCTGGCCACTTGATTGGAAAAGGAATGACTATTGTTGTTTCTAAAGGTTTCGACACTCAGAAAGCTTACGTACAAGACGTAGTTGGTCAGACTGTAACTGTAGATACTTACGGATCAGCTTCAGGACTTGTAATGACTGGATCTGACGTTAAAGTATTTGTATACGGTTCTGAGTACGCTAAAGGAACTTCACAAGCTGGTAATTCAGTTGACGCTTCTTTCACAACTTTTAGCAACAAGCCAATTATTCTTAGAGATAAGTATAATGTAAATGGCTCTGATGTTGCTCAAATTGGTTGGGTAGAAGTAACTACTGAAGCTGGAACATCTGGTTACCTTTGGTACTTAAAATCTGAGCACGAAGCTCGTATCCGTTTTGAAGATCAACTTGAAATGGCTATGGTTGAAGCTGAAAAATCAACAGATGGTTCAGGTAACGTTCGTAACATTACTGCTGCTTCTGGATTTGGTGGCGGTGCTAACGTAACAGGATCTGAAGGTTTATTTGCTGCTTTGGAAGAAAGAGGGTTAGTTTATGCTGATGCTGATTTCGACGGAGGCACTGGATTAGCCGAGTTTGATACTATTTTAGCTGAGCTTGACAAGCAGGGATCAATTGAAGAAAACATGCTTTTCTTAGATCGTGCAACTTCTTTGTCTATTGACAATATGTTAGCGCAGCAAAATTCTTACGGAGCAAACGGAACATCTTACGGTGTATTCGACAACTCTGAAGACATGGCACTTAACCTTGGTTTCTCAGGATTCCGAAGAGGTTCTTATGACTTTTACAAAACAGACTGGAAATACTTGAACGATTCTACTACACGTGGATTAGTTGCTGATATTGAAGGTGTTTTAGTACCTGCTGGAACTTCAACGGTTTACGACCAACAACTAGGACAGAACATTTCAAGACCTTTCTTACACATCCGCTACAGAGCTTCTGAAGCTGATGATCGTAGATTGAAGTCTTGGGTTACTGGCTCTGTTGGTGGAAACTACACCTCTGATGCTGACGAAATGAACGTTCATTTCTTGTCAGAAAGAGCTCTGTGTGTTCAAGCTGCAAATAACTTCGTGTTGTTGAAAGCAACATCGTAAGGTAACTGTAAGTTTTACCCCTGATGAAGCTTCAGGGGTAACTCTTACTATTATTAACATTTTTATTATATTATATCATGGCAAAAACAAAAAAAGAACCAGTTTTAGATACCTGGGAAATAAAAGATAGATTATATACTCTAAAGAACAATAAAAGACCTTTAGTACTTTCAATACCATCAAAACACACGGCTAGAAAACCCTTGTTGTTTTTTGATGAAGGCAAAGGCTATAATAGAGAGTTAAAGTATGCTACAAATCAGCCTACTCCTTTTGTGGACGAACACAAGGGAACCTCAACTTTAGGTCGCATAGTATTTAGAGATGGCGCGTTAAATGTGCCAAAAAATAATCAAGTGTTACAAAAACTTCTTTCACTTTACCATCCAATGGCTGATAAGGTTTACGAAGAATACAAACCTCAGCAACAAGCCGCTAATGAGTTAGACTGGATTGAAGCTGAAATACAAGCTTTAAATTTAGCTAAGTCTTTGAGTATAGACGAAATAGAGGCTATACTTAGAGTTCATTTTGGATCTAAGGTAAATGAATTATCAAGCAGTGAGCTTAAAAGAGATGGTTTGATATTCGCGAAACGAAACCCTATATTATTTGTAGAGTTGGCGAATGATGACAATGTACAGCTTAGAAACTTTGGAATAAAAGCGGTTGAAGCTAGAATAATTAAGTTGTCTGCTGATCAAAGAACTTTCACTTACGGTGATGGTGATAGAAAGATCATGGCTGTCCCTTTTGACGAAAATCCATACTCGGCATTAGCTGCGTGGTTTAAGACTGACGAAGGAGTTGAAGTTTATAAAGCAATTGAAAAAAGACTTAAATAGTCACTCATAATGGTTAGGCCATCTAATGGGTGGCCTAATTATTATAAATAAAAAAATATGAGCGTAAGTATAGATACTGTTTACCAAAGAGTATTGAGCATACTCAATAAAGAGCAACGAGGGTATGTTACGCCCCAGGAATTTAATTTGTTCGCTAATCAAGCACAGCTAGATTTGTTTGAACAGTATTTTTATGATATAAACCAATTTGGAAGAATACCAGGTAATGATACAGAGTATTCTGATATGTTAGATTTATTAAATAAAAAAATAGCAATATTTGAAACGCAGGAGCAGTTAGCTTATAACACTTCTAACGCATACTTTGAAACACCTGCTAACATGTACAGACTTGGTACTGTTATATTTACAAATGTAACTACTAGAGATCTCTACCCTTCCCCTACTCAACCAGCAAACTTCCCGGTTGATAATCCTGTAATACACAGACAAACTCTAAGCGAAGACATAGAAGCAGAAAGAATAAATGGCAATGAGCTTTTATACATAAACTCTTCTCCGCTAACTAAACCAAAAAACATTAGACCTATTTACGTTTCTAAAAAAGGAAATATAAACGTATATGGAGATCAAGAAATAACATCTGATGTTAAATGCAACTACATTGCTAAACCAGCAAAAGTTAACTGGGGATACACTGTAGTTAATGGAAAAGCACTATACAACGCTGGCACTACGGTTAATTTTGAGCTACATGCTTCGGAAGAAGTTGAGTTGGTGTTTAAAATACTACAGCTAGCAGGTATAAGTAGTAGAGCTCTAGACGTCTACCAATTAGCCGGCCAAGAAGAAATGAAAAATTTACAACAAGAAAAAGCATAATAAATGGGTTTACTATATCAAAACAACGAACAATACTACCTAGGAGCTGACGGCGTATGGAACAGTTACGATGAGAATTATGGCGATTACCAGTCTGTTTCTTTAAAAGATATAATAAATAATTTTATTATATCGTACGTTGGACAAGACAAGCTTATACCTAGAGTAAAAAGAACTGATGTAGCTTTTCACGCTCAACGCGGGTTAGCTGAAATGACTTTTGATATTTTACCATCATCTAAATGGATTGAAGTAGAAGTAGGTCCAACTTTGTCAACGCCACTTCCTCAAGACTTTGTAGGTTATATAAAAATAGCAATGACAGATCAGTCAGGTATGGAAAGAATATTGTATCCTGCTAGAAAGACAGGTGATCCGCTTCCTTATGTTCAAGATCATAACTACGAGTATTTATTTGACGAGCAGGACAGGCAAATAGTAACAGCAACTCCATCGGAAACATTTAAAAGATTTAGAACAGGTGAAGGACTAGGTGATAGTCCTAGTACGGACTTTCAGAATATGAACAACCCTGATTTACTGCAGCAAGGTGAGTTAGGTCGTAGATACGGTTTAGATCCTGAGCACTCTCAAAGTAATGGTGTATTCTTTATAGATCCCATAAGAGGCGTTATGCACTTTAGCTCTAACATAGTGGGCCAAATGGTTACAATAAAATATGTATCGGATGGTTTAGCTACTGATGAAGAAAGTAAAATTCACAAGTTTGCAGAAGAAGCGCTGTATAAATATATTGCGTATGCTATAGTTTCCACAAGACCAACAACGCCTGAGTATATTGTATTAAGATGCAAGAAAGAAGCAAGAGCTTCTAAGCGAAACGCTAAATTAAGACTTTCAAATATAAAATTAGAAGAATTAACTCAAACTCTAAGAGGTAAGTCTAAGCAAATAAAACACTAAAATATGCCTACATTAAAACACCACTTTCGTTATGGTAAAATGAATAAAGACCTAGACGAAAGATTAGTTGCCAATGGCGAATACAGGGATGCTCTGAACGTGCAAGTTTCTAGTTCAGAAGGCAGTGATGTTGGTTCTTTACAAAATGTATTAGGTAACAAAAAACCTTACTCAAGCGATGTTGGAGTAATCGGTGCAACATGCGTTGGATCTATTAGAGACTCGCAAAATGAAAAAATATACTGGTTTATAGCTGGAACAAGTGTTTCGGCTATTGTAGAGTACAACCAACAAAATAATACGCACAATCCTGTTTTAGTGGATGCTAACTCTATATTAAATTTTAGTGAAAACAACCTTATAACAGGTATAAATATTATAGACGGGCTGTTATTTTGGACAGATGACCAAACAGAGCCTAAAGTAATAAATATAGAAAAATTTAAGCAAGGATCTACAGACTACCTAACCCACACTGAGCTTATTAGTGTTGCTACTGGTGTTTCTTATCAGTTTACTGAAGAAGACGTCACGGTAATAAAAAAGTCTCCTTTGAAAGCTCCTAGTATAGACATATCTAACACAAAAAGAGTAACAGCGCAAGGAACTCCAGGTATATTAAACACCACAGTTACTGGTAATTTTTACGACGAAGACGAAGAAGGTTCTGTTCTAGAAGGTACAGTTGTATCTACGATAATAACAGGTCAAGCGCCCACTTATATAGTAGGTGATTATGTTATATTAAACACAGGCGACGACGACGATATAAACGGCTTTGAGCCCGATTTTAGCATTAGAGCTCAAGTAATTTCTTTATCAGGCACAAGTATGCAAGTTGAAGTTTTATCAGCCCCAGATTTAGTACCTAGCGGAACTCAAGTATGGGATGTTGAGCTAGAGCAAGATGATCCAATGTTTGAAAATAAATTTATAAGATTTGCTTATAGATACAAATACAAGGATGGTGAGTTTTCAAGCATAGGCCCTTTTTCTGAAATAGCTTTTATACCTAAAGATGATTTTGATTATGACCCCTCTAAAGGTTATAACTTAGCCATGCAAAATGATTGTAGATATTTAAGAATATATAATTTTGTACCAAGCGATATACCTAAGCAGGTTAAAGAAGTTGAAATAGTTTATAAAGACGAAAACTCCCCAGCGCTTTACACTGTTAAAAGCTTTAAACCATCTGACCCAGAGTGGCTATCAAATGGTTCTTTCGAGGTTGAATCCGAGGTTGTATATAAGGTAATACCGTCTAATCAATTACTAAGACCCTGGGATAATGTCCCTAGAAAAGCAAAAGCTCAAGAGATGTCAGCTAACAGGCTTATATATGCTAATTATCTACAACAGTTCGACATGAAAGACGATAGAGGTAGAGACGTTACGCCTAACTTCAGCTTGTCAGTTATAAACAACTCAGACTACAACGATTACGTTCCAAAAAACCCAGGTAAGTCAATAAAATCTATGAGGACTTACCAAATGGGTGTTGTTTACAAAGACGAGTACGGTAGAGAAACGCCTGTGTTTACAGACACAACTGGTTCTAAAAGAATAAACAAAGCAAGCGCGGTTAATTATAATAAGCTTCAAGTTAAACTAAACAATGAGCCGCCTAATTTTGCCACAGATTTTAAATTCTTTATAAAAGAAACATCTAATCAATACTACAACTTAGCAATGGACAGGTGGTACGATGCTCAAGACGGTAATGTTTGGATTAGTTTTTCTTCGTCTGAAAGAAACAAAGTAGACGAAGAGACTTTTTTAATATTAAAAAAACGGCATGCTAGTGATGATTTTGTAGATGCTCTAGCTAAATACAAAATAATAGCAATTGAAAACGAAGCTCCTTTATATTTAAAAGAACAAAAGGTTTCATATGGTATAGCTGATTATTCACCTGGAAACGTAACAGGCACTACTGCTAGGCCTATTGAAGGAGGATATAATTTTAAAATAACAGAAGCACAGCTTATAGACGATAGCTTAATAAGCGAGAACGTATTAAGCGACTCTGGTTTAGTTTTAAGATTTAAAAAAGACTTGTATATAACAGACTGGTATCCTATTGCTTCTATATCTGTAACAGGGCAGAGTAATAAAATATATGAATTTACAGTTGCCGAAAAGTTTGGATCTGACGTTGAGCCTTTTTCTACAGGTGACATGCAGCTAGAAATAGCTAGAATAGAGGTCAAAAACAAGGCTGAGTTTGCGGGTAGATTTTTTGTTAAACTAAACAGAGATGGTATATTAGAGGAAAATATATTAAACACTATTGAGCAAGAATATGGTATTAAGGAAATAGCTTTAATGCAAAGAAAAACAAGTGTTCTAAGCGGCAGCGGCTGGAGAGACTGGCATCCTCATAAAAGAGGTTGGGTTACAGAAAACTCTCAAGGTGTAGCTACTTTAAATCATAGAAGCGGTAATAGAGATCTTTGGTTTGGAAATAGAGGCAGAAGCGTAGGCGACGGTATATATCCTGGAAATAGAATAATAACCTTTGCGTATCTTTGGTATGGAGCTGGTGACTCTTGGAGCTCTGGATCAGCTTTTGATAATAGAGACTTTGCTCTTGGAATACTAAAAATAGGAGCTAAATTTAGGTTTAGAGAAGATCCAGATCAAATTGTTTATACAGTGAAAGATTCTTTATTAACAGAGGGTAGAAATTACTCTACCTCTAGCAGAAAAAGAGGCTGGGGTAGTAATAAAAGATTTATTTTTCATTTAAAACTAGACAAAGAAATTCAAGGTTTTTCAGAAGCTGATTACCCTGAGTCTTGGATAAACGCTGGCATAGATAGAGCTGAGTTTCCTTTTCATATGGAATTACTGCAAGTTGATGCTGGAGATAACACTTTTTCAACAGATAACCCAGCTATATGGGAGACTGAACCAAAAGAAGACATAGGCTTAGATATATATTACGAAGCTACAGATGCTTTCCCTATATCAGAGCACGGCGATGTTAAACAATTAGATTGGTTTAATTGCTACTCTTTTAAAAATGGTGTAGAATCAAATAGATTAAGAGACGACTTTAATAAAGTTCAAATATCAAAAGGCGTAAAAGCATCTTCAACGCTAGATCAAGAATATAAAGAAGAAAGAAAAGGTGCGGGTCTTATATTTTCAGGTATATTTAATTCAACATCAGGAATTAATAGATTAAATCAGTTCATACAAGCAGAACCTATAACTAAGGACTTAAATCCTGCTTATGGTACAATACAAAAACTATACTCTAAGCCTACTAGAGATGGTGATTTAATAGCTTTTTGTGAAGACAAAGTGTTTAATATATTGGCTAATAAAGATGCTTTATTTAATGCTGATGGAAACGCTAATATAACAAGCAATAACGCCGTGTTAGGTCAAGCGCTACCTTACACTGGAGAGTTTGGTATTTCAAAGAACCCGGAGTCATTTGCTACGTATGGTTTTAGATCTTACTTTACTGATAAAGCTAGAGGAGCGGTTTTAAGACTTTCAAGAAACGGAATAGAGCCAATATCTAAAGATGGCATGTTCGACTTCTTCAGAGACAAGCTAGCTAGCTGTTCTTTAATGATTGGTAGTTATGATGAAAATAAAGACCAATACAACTTAACGTTGACAAACTTAAACGAAACAGGTGTTGAAGATACAGTTTCATACTCTGAGTCTGTAAAAGGCTGGACAAGTAGATACTCCTTTTTAAAAGAAAGTGGCTTATCACTGAATAACATTTATTACACCTTTAAAAATGGCGAGCTGTATTCACATAACAACGAGACTAGAAATAACTTTTACGGTAATCAATATAACACGGAGGTTTCTTTGCTCATAAACGACATACCTGGATCTATCAAAAGTTACCAAACCCTTAACTACGAGGGCACAAAGTCTTATATTAAAAGCGATATTACTGATGATCAATTTTACAACGATCAAGATCAGCCAGGTTGGTGGTGTTCTTCTATAAGTACAGATCTTCAAGAAGGTCATGTAGATCACTTTTTAGATAAGGAGGGTAAAAAGTTTCAGTATATAATGGGCAAAGCTACAACGTTAAGTAATCTTGATACTAAAGAGTTTTCTGTTCAAGGCATAGGCTCTTTCACTTCTATATCAGGTGACACTCAAATTAGCAAGGCGATTATAACAGTAACAGAAAACAACGACTAAAATGGCTTTAACAAACTGCACTATAAACTCAGCATCAAGAACTGTAGATATAAATCAACCTTTAGGAAATGAGCCTGATGTTGATTTATTTATAACTCCTGATCAAGGATACCTGGTTTCAGCTGATGATTTTGCTAACAATACTGTTGCAGATTTTAGAATAAACTCAATACTACTAGTTAACTCTACATCGGCATACGCAGAAGATAATAAAGTTAAAGTTATTATAGACTTAAAAGATGCTTTTGAGCCGTCTGGAGACGAAAATATAGTAATAGACATTGATGGAAAGGCTGTAAAGGCTGATGAAAGAGAGTACTTGATAAGTGGTACGTATAATTCAGTTCAGTCAGCTTCAACTATGAGTCCAGCTTACACAGGTAGATTTGAATCACAGGGCCTAGAAGGATCTACTGCTTTACTTTTTGAAAAAACATTTACTGCTAATGCTGGTTATTATTATGAATCAGAACCTACTATTAGTATAAACTCTTCAAATGCTAGTGCTTATACGGTTGCTGAAGTTGATTACTTTGACAATACATTCTCTAATCACTTGATAGCGAAAAAGTTTACAATAAGTTATGAGTTTCCAAACTATGACATAACCACAGGTGAAGTTATAAACTTCAACGCAAGGGCTATTGCAATACCTGCATCTGGTTTAGAAATAATATCCTTTAATCAAAACAAAACACCAATCACAAATAGTGGCGGAATTAGATCTTTTAAGGTTTATGGAACGCCAGGAGCTAAGTTTAATGTAGTAGTTACAAAAATAAGTGATTCAAGCACGTATGACTTTACTACTGGAACTTTCACATCAGCATCTACTGTGTTACAAGATGAAGAAATACAGTCCATAGGTTACACAAACGTTAGTTTAGTCTTACCAACCACGTCAAGCGCTGAGCAATACGATGTGCTAATAACACCAGGCACTGGAACCACAGCTGCTAACTTCCCTGCTGACATACCTACTTTTACTCTAGGTCAAATATCTTCATTAAGTGAGCTAGAGGTTACAGCAACTACAACACAAGCTTTAACAGTTACTTATTCTGAAAACGTAATAAACGTTATACCTGGCCTTACTTCTGCTGATGGATTACCTTTAGTAGATAAAAATTTACAAATAACAATAACATCAGCGTTAAAAGATCTATATATAAGAAGAAATCCAAGTTACAGCGATTTTACTAATACAGATCCTTTAACTAACGGAGGAATGGTGTGGGATATAAATCCATTTTTACAAGGAGATGGCACGGGTGAAATAATAATATCTGGGTCTTTAAGAGTTTTCACATCGGGATCACAAGATGTTAGCTCTGTCATAGATTTAGATAATTTAATAAACCAGCAAGCTTTTGCTCAATCTATAACAACTCCGGTTTATGTTCCTCATGAAACACCTACAGATATACAGCTGTCAGTTTCAGATAACAACAACGACGATTTAACATACAGTGTAGTATCAAATCCGAGCATTGGAACTGTTTCTATAGATTCTAATGGCTTAGCAACTTACATACCTAATCAAGGTCAAGACGGGTCAGATTCTTTTACTTACAAAGCTAATGACGGTTTTGAAGATAGTAATGTGGCAACTGTAAACGTTTCAGTAGATATAGCGGCTCCTTAATAAAAAAATAAACACAATGTCAACAACACAATCTATAACACTAACGTTTGATTTTCAAATTAATGACTCTGTTCAAATTGGAGATACAGCGTATTACACCCCACAGTCAGCTGTTGGTCCAAATAGCACTGGTGGAGAAATTGTAGTTATTGGTGAAATAACAGCTATAAGCGAAAATAGCATAACTTGTAATATAGCTAGTAATACAGTTAGACCAACGAGCTTAGACTTTATATTGTTCAGCAAAGATAATGCTGTAAATATGGCTAGTCCCTTAGGTTACTATGCTTTAGTTAATTTAAAAAATAATGACACATCTAGCGCGGAAATATTTAGTGTTGGCTCAGAAGTATTTGAGAGCAGTAAATAACACGTAATGATAACTATATGTCTAAAAGTAAAATTAAATCAAATAATAATAAATTAAGCAATTTTGTAAGTCAATTAGAAGACATGCAAAACTTAATGATAGAAAACAACGACATAGAAGGTGTATATGGTGATGGTAAAAACTTAGTAAACAACGACGTTTTTAAAATATCACATGATTTTTCTGATCAATTGTATATGAGAAAAATGATTATGCCTGCGGGCTCGTTTGTAATAAGTGCAATGCATCATACAGATCATTTTTGGTTTTTAATGACTGGTAGAATACTAGTCACAACAGATGGTGAAGAAATAGAACACATAGCGCCTTGCTATGAAAAATCAATTAAAGGTGCTAAGAGATTAA